TATTTTTTCTCTTGCCTTAACAAAATCTTCACCGCTCACAAATGTCTGCAACTGTTCACTTTCCTTTTGTAAAAGCATATCTGTTATCAGTTTCGGCTTTTCCTTACTTCCAGCGCTTCCAATCAACGTTAATCTGTCAGCTATTGAAGCTAAAAGCCATATTTCTAACGAGCAAGGCTGCTCACTTATTTTCAATTTAATTCTTGAATCTGCCCTCAGCCCAACTGAAAGAGTTGCCAATAATCTAACTGGCAACTCTCTGTAGTTAAATATATGATAGGTTTCCGCCAAATCACAAATCAATGCTTCTTCATCGGTTGCTATCATTGTGGCCAGGGCTATTAATTTTTTCCTTCTTTCAGGCTGTTGAAAATTTCAACCAGTTCATCACTTACTTTTTCAATTGGAACTCTTCCATTTTCAACTTCAAGATGTTTATATAGCAGCTGTTTCTGTTTTCTACCTAAAACAAGATTAAGCAATTCAGTAACTGCCACCATTACCAGACTGTCATCACCTGACTGCATATCAGCCAGTGCGTCAACAATTCTCATATCATTCAAGACTTCTTCGTTTATTTCAAACTCGAATCCACTTTTTGTTTTTCCTTTAATCATTTAATAGCCCCTTTCTTAATTACGTTGCTGACTTCTTGATGTATTCATATTGAGCAAACCCATTTGTATCTGGTGTCTGCAGAATAGTAACATCATAGCCAACTTCTTCACTGTCACTGTAGACAATTTCAGCCATTTCAGTAATTGAAGCGCTTGGAATACAGATTCGCTTCAATGCTCCATCTCTCAGGATCATATCAACCACCCAAGCAGCGCTTTCATCATTGATTCCAGCAATCTTGGTTGTAATTCCAGTTGATAATGTTCCAGTAACGTTTGTTGAGCCAAATACAGCCTTTAAAACATCTGTATTCATTGTTTCAACAAGTTTAAACTTTGAGGTGACTTTTTTGCCTTTATTAAGGGCTAAAACAACATCACCGCCCCACGCTTTAATCTCGTCTGTTTCATTTTCGATTGCATTTGTCAAACCTTCTTCACCAACATAGCCCAGACAAACAAAGCCGGTTGGCAGTGTAGTTGTTGCATCAGTTGGCAAAGTAAGAGTGGTAGCACCACGATAGATAGCACCACCTATTTTAGGTTTAGCAGCAGTAACATTTGCCGCAGTTGTTGCCATAAGTTTACTCCTTTCCTTAGTAGTAAGTTAAATTAAAAACCGCCTGATAGCGGTACTTCTTTTGTTGTGTATCTGTAAAATTATAATCTGAATTGAGTTCACATTTGCTGATAGAGTCAAGTTCATCAATGTCAAGCATTGCCTCAATTACATTTTCATTTAATTGAGCTGCTTCATATAAGCTCGTGCCATAGCTTTGAATTGCTACAGTTGCTCTTTTGAGATAAGCATTGCGATTACCGCCGGTTTTCTCAATTCGAACAAAAACTAATGGTGGTTCCTGTGGTGTTTCAGTATAGATATCATCCATATTCAGTTTATCTTTAAGATATTCAAGTATAATCTGTTCTATCATCAGCTCACCGCCTTCAGTAATGTGTTGTTTTCTAAATTATCTTTAACCGCTTCTTTCGTAACAGCAGCCACTCTTGTATGCAGTCTTTTTTTACCAATCTGGGTAGTCACCACATAGCCTGTGCCGGCTTTCTTTGATACCTGTTCACCCAGGTCATTGCAGTATTTCTGAAGCTCAATTCCATTCAAAAGCCTACGATAACCAGCATTGTTAGGTTTAATTCTTACAACCTTGATTTTAGTCATATCTTTCAACCTGTACTTTCATGTTCCATTTGAGCGGTATGTTGGCTTCAATGCCCATCAAAGGCTTGCCAAACACTTTAAATCTCTCGCCAAAAAACTCGACAATCTGATTTTCCCAGATATGATCATCGCCTTTTGGAATCGCAAGATTATAGACTGCTTTTTTTCCGTAAAGGTTAATTGAGTCAGTAATATCATCACTTGTAGCCGGCTGAATCAGTACATTTTCAACGTTAATAGAGGTTTCTTGCATTATAGGGTTGCCAAATGGGTCACTTTGCCCACTATCAACCAGATTAATCAGTTTAACTGTAATTCCTTTAATCATAGCATTTCAATAACTCCTATTCGTTGTTTTCTCAACCCTAATCTTGCAAGTTCACTCTTTTTGATAAACAGGCCGCCGCCCGGAACAAGATAGGTTCCAGAATATGAATATCCCATTGCTGACTGACTGCTTTGTATCATTGGCTCTGCATTTGTTGATGTCATCAGAGTTCTTGCAACAACATCGACAACCACTGATTTGACTACTGAAGGTAGTATTTTGCCATCCGTAATCATCTGATCTAAATCTTTTCCTACGTTTTTAGCTTCCTGTCTTAAAGAATCAGAAATGACAGGCAGCAGTGCCTCAGCCCTTTCCCTTTCTTCATTTGACATAACACGCCATAAACTTTCAATATCTTCAATTGTTGCAAATTCACTCATAATATCACCTCATCAGATTATAAAGTTCACTCTTGTTGGCTCTTGGATTATATTCAACACCCATTGAGTCCAACTCAGCCATAATTTCCTTTTTTGTCATTTCATCAATGGTTTTAACTGGATTTTCTACAATTTCAATAACTGGTTCAACAGCCTTTTTTTCTTCAATTACAGGAACCCAGTTTTCGCCACCAATAACACTGGAGCTGTCAATAACAGCCCCAGTCTTGATATTTCTGTACTTCATTATACTTTGATTACAGCAACAGTCTTCGCAGCTGGCATATCGTAACCACCGATATCAGCAATCTGTAATGAAATATTACCGCTCTTAGTTGGTGTAATTGCCAGACTCCAGTTCTTCTCAGAACCGGTCAATGCGCCTTTTGTTGCTTTTCCAGTATCATCAGTCAATGTGATGTGTTCAGCTTTCAAACCATAAATATCAACGTTAAATGCTAAATCAATTTTAGTTGATGAAGTTGAACCAGCTGTTCCATCTGGTGTAGCTGTAAAGGTAACTGTTTCAGGGTCAACAATTCTTGCAAATACTTCACCATCAAAGATGCCCCAGCCAATAAACATTTCAGCTCTTAAATAAGCCTGATTATACTGCTTCAGGTCCTTACCAGTTCCGTCTGGGTCACCATACTCAATGACTTCAAATCTGACGTCACCAGCATAGCCCCATTTAACAAAGTCAGCAAAGTCACCAACAATTGCTTTATTTGTTCCGGTGTCAGAAACAGTTCTGTTGATGTCAACTGGCAAACCATTTACTTTTTCTGGATTCGCACCCCAGGCTAATTCTGGGAACTGCTTGACTCCGTTTACTTTTAACTCAGCTAATGCTGAACTGAAAGCTGGAGCCATTGCCAAACCGGTGACTGCTCCATCTGAAGCCTGTACCAGCTTAACTGCACTTTCTATATTTGTATCTGGGTCATTTGAAGTGTAGGTAACCAGATTCTTAACTTTATCTTTAAAGTTGTTTTCACCGATTACGGTTGAAGCTGTCATCGTTCTTGGATTCACACCGTGGAAGGCCATCAGGTCTAACCCACGTGCTGCTTTTCTTGCGAAACCATCATTGAATGCCTTCAGAATGTCGATTTTCTTTTCATCAGCGGCATATAAAAACTCATCAGATACTCTTGCGCCATATTCAATTTTTAATGGAAGAGTAGTAACTGGTTCAATACTTACACCACCGTGTGTTTTTTGTCCACCCTCTGCGACAATAGCAACTTCTGAATCCATTGTAAACGTGAATTCTTTCTGTCCGTTGAATAAAATTGGCTCACTTGCTGCTAATTTAGCTAATGAACTCTTTCCTCTGACTTTGTTTACTAAATCAGTAACTAATACTGGATCAAACAAAGTTCCTTTTTCTAATACTGCCATATTTTAAATACTCCTTTACTTTTTTAAGTTTGCAAGCATATTCTGGTATGCTTGGTTTTTCCCATCCGTAGGTACTTCTGGGTTTGCTAAAGGTGCTACCGGTTTACTTGATCCAATTGCCTTGAAAAGCAATTCGGCATCTTTTCTGATTTCTTCCTCAGTCTCACCTTTTAATCTTGATGCCATTTCAAATGGCAATCCTACTTCAAGAGCAATCCTATTTTTTACCGAGTTGGCCTCGTAGCCCTTGATTTTCAAATCCTTTTCGGCAATCTGCTTTTCATATTCGATTAACTTGCTTGCACTTTCTGTTGCAGACTGGCCTAATTTCTGGTTTGCACTTTCAAGATCGCCTACTTTTTTCTTCAACTGTTCATAATCGGCGAAATTCTTTTCGATGCTTTCCTTCTGGCGAGCTAAACGCTCCTTAAGGATAGCGTCTAACTGCTCCTGTGTTTCAATAACTTTAAATTCTTCTGACATTTCTAATGCCTCCTTTCCCTATTTTCAATCCGCATAGTTGCGTAATATAAAACAGGTTAGTAACTTATAACCTGCTTTCTTCTCTCTTTTGTCTTTTCGGCGCTCCAGTAGGCAAAAATAGCACTTTCCATCAGCGCTATTTCTATGTTTGAATTTAACGATTTATAGCCAAACCCACCGCTTGAACCAATAGCTCTCTTGTCACAGTTGCTGACTGCCTGAGTAAGTGATGGTTGTCCGTTATGCCTCAATTTATCAGTATCAATGCCATTTGTGAATGTGGCATTGGCCGCTATGACTTCCTTTACGGTTGGGAATACCGGTTTTCTTAATCCGGCATCTTCCATTGCTTCAGCCAATAAATCCTGTCCGTTAGCACCATCAATAACTACGTTTTGCCAATCAGCGCTTTGCAAGAATCTGATAATCCAGCCTGTGCCATTTCTGACTGACTGACAGTCAATAGATTCAACAAATATCTTGTCATTGGTTGTCTTAACCGCAATACTCATAGCCACATTGGTGTTGTCAGCGCCATACTTGATACCTACATAAAGCTTACCTTTAAACGTAGGAAGTTCATTAATTTTTAGACTGTTCCATGTTGCTTCACTGATAGCTGATTTAAGTGAGTAGCTGATCCAGTAACCCAGTCTCTGAATATTGAAATCAACATCATCATTGCCTATTTCGTCTAAAATCTTTCTTTCGGATAAAATAACTCCCAACGATGGATTCGTTTCATACCACCAGGTTTTATCACGAGGTGATTTCTGTTCTTCCACACTCCACTCAGCCCAACCTGTATTGATAGATTCACCACTTAAAGCTGCTTCTCTCAATTTTGTAAAAACTGTTCCGGAGCTGTCCGGTGTCGGTGGTGTTCCACAGAATATTGTCTGTGGATTAGGGCTATCTGATACAACGTATTTTAAAGCGCTCTCCTGGTCATCCTGATACTCCTGAGCTTCATCTATTACCAATAAATCAAAGCCTTCACCAAGTCCGCTCTTGCTTGTACGGGTCCTGAATTCTATCTTGCCACCATTTTCAATCTGGATATGTTCTTTTCCGTAGGCTCTATATGATGACACTATTTTAATATCAGCCAGTTCAAGCAAATCATAAAGCCTTTCCCATGCCATATGAGAGGTTGTAGTTCGATGAGCTGTATGCAGTATATTCTCACCATTGACAAGTCCATACATTTCCCTGATGGC